GAAGGAATAGGTACTTATGTAGACACAAGTGAATTGATTAGAAGGCTGGCATCGTCTATGGGTATGGAGTTAAACGGCCTTATTAAGACTGAAGAACAGATTGCACAAGAGCAACAACAAGCACAACAACAAGCAGTGATGCAACAAGCAATGCAGTCGGGCATGGCTGACCCTCAAAAGTTGGCTAATGCTGCTGCTACGAGTCAAGAAATGGCTCAACCACAACCTACTGAAGAACAACAATGACCACCACACCAGGCCCAGAATTAAAAGACATGCTCGGCCCAGGGCAGGAAGACATCTTTGATGACTTTGTTAAAGAAGTCGAAGAAGAACAATCGGCTATTAATCAGGCTGAGACACAAGAACAACCTGAAACCGATGAAGAATTAATTGGTGGAAAGTTTAAAAATGTCGATGAAGTTTTAAAGGCTTATCAAGAAGCTGAGAGAAAACTAAGTGAAGGTAAGCAGGAAACACAAGAAACTCCACAACCTTATACAGACCAACAGGTTAAAGATTTCTTTGGTGAAGATTTAGTCAACAAGGTTAAAGAACAAGGACTAGATATTAATGACATTTCTTTTAAAGCCGATCAAGGCCAAGACATTAGTGAACACTACGACGCTCTAGCACAAGCGACAGGCTTCTCTAAGCAAGTTATAGAGAATTATGCAAGGAACGCTAAGGGCGCTGCTCCTGCCCCACAGAACACACAACAAACGACAGAAAAGAAAACTGATCCTGATTATTCCAATATTGCTAACACCGTAGGAGGTGTGAAAGACTATCAAAACATGGTTGAGTGGATGCAAAATAACTTAACTAAATCAGAACTTGATACATACGATGCTTCTGTTTCTCCTGAACAAAGCTACCAACAAAAGCTTCAAACAGTTAGTGCAATGAAGGCTAGATATGATTTAAAGAATGGAGGTGGTGAACCTAAATTAATACAAGGTGGTAGTGCTACGGCTACAGATACTTTCGACTCAAAAGATCAAGCTGTTGCTGCTATTAGTGCAATGGATAAAGCAACAGGCAGAAGAAGATATGACGTAGATCCTAAGTATAGAAAATGGGTTGAGACAACAATGAATAGATCTAATCAATCCATATTTGACAGTTAACGCTATTATTTTTACATGAGTTGTTCTGCACTTGTGCAGTTAATTAAGCCTCTTGCGGGAGACAACTTAATTAAACGAACAAAGAAAGACACTCACCTATAAAAAATAGTCCAATGGCTAATGCCAGTTTAGACCGTTTAGGTCAAATTAAAGGCGCAAATGCTGTAGATGCACTTTTTCTTAAATTAGGAATTAGTGAATTACTTTCAGCGTTTGAGCGAAATTGCGTATTCAAAGGTAAAGTAAAAGAACGCTCCATATCGGGCGGTAAATCAGCAGCCTTTCCCGTTTCTGGTCGTGCTTCGGCGGCGTATCACGTGCCTGGTTCACCAATATTAGGGGCAACAAATAGCCCTGGTGATAGAAACGAACAGGTCATTAATTTAGATGGATTGTTAATAGCCGATCAGGTTATTTACGACCTAGATAGGTTAATGAATTACTACGAAGATCGTAGTGACATAACCAATCAGCTAGGTTTAGCCCTTGCTTATGAGTGGGATAAGAGAGCCGCTAGAGTTCTCTATGCAGCAGCTAAGACCTCAACAGAGCCATTAGCTAAAACAATCAACGCTAATCGCACTGGTCATAGTGCAACACTTTCAGCAGGCTACGCAGCAGCAACTAAGAACGCCAAAGGCGATGAGCTAGTTGAAAAGATTAGTTCTATCAAAGTTGAAATGCAAAAGGCTGATGTTCCAACAGAGAACTTAGCTTGCGTTGTTGGCCCTGACGAATACGATTTCTTACTTGACTCCACTAGAGCAATCAACACTGATTTCAACAGTGGTGGCGGTGAAAATGGTTCATTTGCAGGTGGTCGCATATTGCGTGTTAAGGGTATTGATGTTCACATGTCTAATCATGTAACGCAAGCCTCTTATACGAATGGCACTTACGACAAGAACACTGCTTATCAGCAGAACTTGGCTAAGAACAAAGCGATCATCTTCCACAAAGATGCAATTGGTGTCTTGACATTGAAGAGTCCATCACTTCAGGTAACTGGTGAAGGGTCATCGTTCAATGTTATGTACCAGTCTTCATTGCTTGTTGCTCGTATGGCAATTGGTATGAATGTTCTTCGTGCTGAGTGTGCAGGTGTAATCGAAATCCCATAGATTATTACTAGCAGAGGTACTAATTTCCCCTGATTTTGTTCAGTCAGGGGACTTTCTTACGAATAACCGATAAGATAAAGATTGCATGTGTGCAGTCTTTTTTTATGGGCTTAGATAAACAGTCACAAGCACCAGGCCGAACCACTCTTTTAGAAGCTGTAAACATTTGTCTACAGAACATTGGTGAGCAACCTGTTAATAGTTTGGAGACACAACAAATCAATGAAGCTGCACAGGCTGAGACAACTATTCTTGAGTTTTTTAAAGAAGGTCAAACAAGAGGATGGAGTTGGAACACCGAGCTTGCTTTTGAATTTTCCAAAGACACAAATAATCAAATAGTTCTTCCTGCCAACATCGCATCTTTTGTCACTGATGAATATGAATGGGATGGAAGATTCGTAATGAGAGGGCAGAAGGTATATGACAGAGAGAAGAGAACATACACAATCCCTGACGATGTATTAACCACACTTAAAGCAGATATTATTTCTTACTTACCTTGGGATGAATGTCCAGAGATCTATAACCGATGGACAACGATTCGATCAGCCAGAGTATTTAGTGATCGAGTATTAGCTGATGATTCAATATTTAAGTACACCGCAATGGATGAGCAGGCAGCTTTAGTTGAACTGCAAAGAGTAGAGCTAGACCAAGCACAAGCCAACGCCTTAACTGGTGGCCCTGGTCTATTGCCTGGTAGAACTTTCTCTCCTGGTTACGGCTTGCTAGGTAGAACAAGGGGGTTTGTCGATGGCTAATCTCGCTTCATATACAATCCCGAATTTAATACAGGGAACATCACTACAACCTGACGCTCAAAGAGATCCAACACAGGCAGAGAAACAAGTCAATGGGATGAGTTCTCTTGCCGAGGGACTTAGAAAAAGAGAAGGAACTAAATGTATTAAGAAGGTTGCGACATCTACATTTGGCGATGTTTTCTTTCATCAAATATTGCGTGACTCTGGTGAAAAATATTTAGTTGTTATTGGAAAAACAGCAATAAAAGTTTTTGACTTAGATGGAAATGAAAAGACAGTTAACGCAGCTACTAATGCTTATAACTATTTAAACTCTGTAGTCAGCGCCAAGACAGATATAAGAGCAGCGACTATTGCCGACTTTACTTTCATTAGTAATACAAAGGCTGTTCCTGCAATGACCAGCGATACGGCTCCTGCTACTGCTCGGCCTGCTGCCCACGAATGTTTAATTTGGGTGAAGGCAGCAAATTACGGGCAGAAATATGAGGTCAATGTTAACGGAACATTAGCGACTGTTGAAACTGCTGTAGCTCCTGTTGTTGTTAGTGGAAGCACAACAACTGAACACAGAATTGATACAGCGACTATTGCTACCAACATTATTTCAGGTTTGTCTGGTGTTTCGGGTGTCACTTTTACTAGAAGTGGAAGTGTTATTCATGCAACGTCAGCTAATGCCATAACTGTTTCAGCCAAGTGTGCTAGAGCAAACGCTGATCTAACTGCAATCACTAACTCTGTTCAGGTGTTTACAGAGCTACCAACGATTGCACCAGAGGGTTATCAAATAGAAATCGTAGGAGATCCAGGGAATAACTTTGACAATTACCACATTGAATTTGTTCCAAGGTCAGGAACATTTGGAGAAGGATCATGGCAAGAGTGTGTCAGCCCTGGGGAAAAATATAAGATTGATGATTCGACAATGCCTCAAGTTTTGGTGCGTTTGTCTAATGGTCAATTCTATTTTGGCCCTGCTGATGGAAGTACTCAGAGTGGAACAAAGATTCCAAAATGGGGAGAAAGAACATGTGGTGATTCAACTAGCGCACCTAATCCAAGTTTCATTGGCTATCCCATTCAAGATGTATTTATTTACAAGGGAAGATTAGGAATACTAGCTGATGAATATATTGTTTTAAGTAGAGCTAAAGAGTTCTTTAGTTTCTATCCAGAGACAGTAACTACTGTATTAGATTCTGATCCAATTGATATTCAGGCAAGTAATAATAAAGTGTCAATCCTTAGATATGCCATACCATATCAGGATGAATTGATTGTATTTTCTGACCAAATTCAATTTAGATTTAATGCAGCAGAAACGATACTTACACCTAAAAGTGCAGTTATATCTGTACTAACTCAGTATGAAATAGACATTCAATGTAGACCTGTTCCCGTAGCTGGCACGATTATCTTCTGTCAAACAAACGGTCAATGGAGTCAGTTTAGAGAGTTTAGTGTTAAGGGCGCTGGCTCTGCTTTAGTTGCTGATGCGTCTGATTTGACTAGCTATGTCAGTAGTTATATTCCATCTGATGTTTATAAGTTAACAACTAACGATACAGGTAATACTTGGTTCGCTTTGTCTGACAAGTCAGGCTATCAGAAGAGAATTTATGTTTATAAATATTTTTACAGAAACCAAGGGCAGGGAACAGAACGAGCGCAAAGCAGTTGGTCTTATTGGGAAATGTCAGGAGTAACAAAGATTCTTCAAATTCTTTGCGTTGAGGAAGTTATTTATTTATTAGCGGAATATGGCAATGATGTTTGGCTTGAGAAAGTAGCAGTATCAGATCGCCTTAGTGATGTAACACCAAGCCCATATCCGTTCTTACTAGATAGACAGATTTCAACTACAACTGAAACACCGTCAGCATTAAGAGTTGGTGCAGGAACTTATAACGCTGTAACTAAAAAGACCACATGGACATTGACCTACACGATGACCTCCAAGACAGAAGCATGGTCAGGATATGCAACAACAAATATTGGAGGTGTGTATTTAGGTTCAGCTACAAGCGGTAATCAAATTGTTGCTGATGGTGATTGGTCTGGTGCGCCTGTTTATTTTGGTGAGCCTTATGACTTTGTTTATAGATTTACCAAGTTCAAACTTTATAAAGAAATAGGAGGTGGAAAAGCTGCAAGTAATACACAAAGATCACAGATAAGACATGCAAAGATTAGATACCACGAAAGCTATTACTTTGAAATACATGTCATGGCTGAACGTAGAGATACAGCAATTTATAAATATGACGACACAACATTAAGAGTAAGAAATTCAACTTTAGGAAGCGCTCTCCCCTCTGGAGGATATGGAGAAGATGAGGATAGATACCATGAAGGTGTATTCAGAATTCCTATAAATTCCAAAGGTGAGAATTGCATTGTTGAAATTCACAACGACACAATTCACCCTTGCAAATTTAGTACATGTGAATGGGTTGGATTATTAACAAGTCAAGCTAGAGGTGTTCAATGAAGTGGGCTATTGCGACTCCTGCAAGAGTGGAGTACATAAGCAATAATGTAAGAAAGCAGGATGAATTGGAAGTGCATTATAGTCATGGCATAACTGCTAAAGAGGCTGTGTTAGAGAGTTGGAAAGATAGCGATGTTTGTCATTGCATAGATGGAGATAATGGATTACCAGTAGGGATATGTGGTGTAAATGATTCTTTGATTTGGTTATTAGGAACAGATGATTTATTTGCAACTTCTAGTCATCGAAGACAATTCATTCGTGGAGGTCGGAAATGGGTTGACGGCCTAATTGAAGATGGCAATGACTTCTTACATAACTGGGCAATGTATTCAAATCAAACAACTATTCGATGGTTGAAGCATTTGGGTTTCACGATTGATACACCAGTCCCAATGGGTGCAAGCGCTCAATTGTTTAGCCACTTCTGGAGGAAAGCGTAATGGATCCAGCAACCATGCTAGGTCTAGGCCAAATGGGTCTAGGCGTATTTCAATCAATCGCAGGGTATAAAGCTCAAAAGCAGGACTACTTAAACAAGAAAGCTTTTCAAAGTGCTAATAACGAATTTGCTGCTTGGCAGGCTGGCTTTAATTCAAAGATTAGAGATGCAAATCAACAACATAATTATTGGAAAGAAACAGTTAATCACAACAGCCAACTTTCCTATGTCAATGCACTTAGAAATGTTGAGCTAACTAAATCAATTAGACAAGCAGAAGTTGTTGAGCAAACAAGAGCAGCAGCAGGCGCAAGTTATATCAGCGATAGCGAAGCGATAAGCCAACAGTTTGCAGAAGTATCTATGCAAGATGCTGTTGCAACTAAGCAATATAGATGGAGAGCTTTACAAGCAAGAGCTTCAGTTCAGGCAATGGGCGCAGAAGGTAATTCAGTTGATCGAATAGTGAATGACTACTCAAGACAACAGGGAGATTATGAAGCGTTACAGCAGATCAATGAAGGGCTTAGAACTAATCAATACAACAGGACACAAGCGGCACAAGTCGCTCAATATATAAGCCGTTGGAATAGCCAACAGTTCTATGAAGAGCAGCCTTATATAGATCCAATAGCACCGTTCGCACCATTGCCAACATTGATTACTCCTAGTGGCCCAACCATGACAGGTGGAGGCCCATCAATGGGTGCAGCAATCCTTAATGCTGGCTCTGCTGTTTTAGGTGGTGTTAGCACTATCTATGACATGAAGAACAAAGCAGCAACTTTAAAAGCCCTAAAAGGTAACAACTAATGGCTAAATAACACCAGTTGCAAAGCCTTTAGGTTCTTTTATAACTCCTGGGCAAAAGCAAACAGCAGGGGCAGCCAAGCCATCATTGATTGGTAGTGTTCCACAGATAGCTACTTTGCAAAGAGGAAGTCAAGGAAACGTACAAGGATATAACCAGTTCCAACAACTATCTCAAGCTTTAGGGCCGTTCACTCAGAACTTAGTAAAAGCAGGAGCCTCGGTATATGAAAACTATGCAAGAACAAATATGGAGACAGGCAGGAAAAATACTCCTGAATATTTAGAAGCTCGTAATCAATTAGAACAAGCAAAACTCAGCCTGCAAGAACAACAAGAGAAAGGCGCTGCTGACTCCGAATCAGCTATTGACGTATTAAGGAGAACTGATCCTGATGCAGCCGCATTGTTAGAGGTTACAAATCCTTGGAGATTAACTGGACGTAGAAAGTTTTTATCTCAAATGATGGCAGCCGAAATTGATAATAAGTATGAGGATTTTATAGCCAATAATCAGCTTGAATTATCAAAGCTACCAACGGATCATCCACAAATAGCTAAGATTCAACATTCAATTATCACTCAATTACAAGATAAGTATGGGCTAACTGGTGATGAACCTGAGTATGCACGTTATGTGATAGGAGCAGAAAATAAAGCCAGAGATTCTTTTAGAGATACGCATGAAACTATTTACCATGAAGCACTAGATATAAGTACAGTCGAAACTGCTGTTGCGTCATTTAATAAAGAGTTAAATAGCAAGCTCAAAGGTGGATTACAAACATACATAACTGACCCTGAGAATGGACAAGTAACTCAAGGGGAAGTCATTACACAAGGGCATGAGCAGTTTTCATACTTGTTAGGTCAACACATGACGGCTCACTTGGATGACAAGTTAAAGCTGTTAGGAGGAAAGAGAAGACAAAAAGCTTTAAAGAAAATTTATGAAGAAGTCGTAGCGTTTTATTCAAATGATGAGCTTGCTATTAATGCAATCAAACAAATAAGAAGTGGAAGTCAATTAGACGAATTTGATAAAAGACCATATCTATTTGAAACAATGCCTTTCAAATTGCTTGAGATGCGAAATGAAGGTTTAGAAGAACAAACTAAAGCAATTGAATTACAGGAAAAAGTAAAAGAAGATGCGTTAGATGATCTTTGGTATGCAGAAGGTGGCCCAGGGCAACAGACACCAGGAACAGAAGATTACAAAAAAAGTCTTACTGCCTTTTATGAAAGTGCAAAATCAATAAATTATAGAAATGTAGACGAATATATTGTTGACAGGAATAAAGATTTTTCTGGATTAGTAGGCTTATTACAAGCACCTAGTAAAGAAGAGATTAGTAATTTCAAAGAAGAACTAAGAACCCTTGAACCAGAGGTTTTTGAAGGAGGTAGAAAAGATCTTTTTGAAAGAATTAAAAAATTTGCATTGCCAATGAATGATGGAGGCAAATTAGAACGTGACTTGATTAATTTAGTTAATGACAGACAAAAGTATTTATCTAAAAATCCACCATCTTTAAATCAGGTTATTAATCAAAGATTGCCTGAAATAATGGATTCAAAAATAAAACCACCGAATTTAGGAAGAGGTGGTGTTTTTGGAAGTTATATGGACGCAATTAACGCAACAGGAAATACAAAAGCAATTAAATTTAGCAATCAAGTTAAAAGAGGAGTTTCAAAAGTATTTAAGCAAAAACAAAAAGAGTGGTTTAAAGAAACTGGGCAAACATATATGCCTGAATCAGTTGCAATTGATTTAGTTAATGACTCGTTTGACGAGTTCATTGATTCAGATCAATATACAAAAATTTATGACGCAGCAACGAAACAACCTGAGAAAAAAGAAGAAGTAAAGATAGATCCAAAACAAATCAAAAAAGACTCAAGAAATCAACCAGTAGGATTAGTTGGTTCAGAGAGTGTTCCTGATCGTGTCGTTAAAAAATATAGAGAACGTGCAGTCTTAAATGCTACTTGGCTTTACAACGAATTAAACAATTTAAATCAGGGGAAAGAGCTTAGTCCTCAATTAAAACAGTTTGCGACAAGAGCTAAAACATCACCAGAGCGTTATCTACTAGAGCAGATTAGATTTTATAGAGGGCCAAATAATGAATATACTTTTGATCCTGATGGTTCAGTAAGAAAATACTTAGAAGGCTTAGTCAATAATAAAAAATCAACTGATCAAGCATCGTTGACTTATTTCAACAAAGCAATGGCTAGTGCTGTTTCACCAGGGCCAGGTGACTGGATGCTCAATATGTTGTTTGGTGGCCCAGTCAATGCAGAGCCTATGCCAACTGCCAATGGATTAACCCAAGGAGATAACAACCAAAGATTCCAATCTGCTGTTGCACTGGCTGAAAAATTAGGTGCTAAATATCCTGAAGTTGTTGCTGCTCAGTTTGCATTAGAGTCTGGTTTCGGGAACAAGCCTAGCGGAACTAATAACTTTTTTGGGTTAAAAGCTTTGCCAGGAACTAAAGGT